AGTTTGCCTTAGTTGTCCTACTAACTCCTGCAATTTTAGTTTTTATTCCGGGCATGACAGAATATGTGGAACATGGATTTAGTATATTGGCAACTTTACCAGAATGGTATCAGTACCTCTTATATATTGCAATTAGTGCATCATTTGGGATTAAGGGTGTTGGACAAGCAGCAAAGATGTTTAAAAAGAAGTAATGTCTGACGTTGAAGAAAAGATTAATAAAATAATAACAGAGTCTATATTACCTAGTGTTCAGATGCATGGTGGACACGTAGAGTTACAATCTTTCAAAGATGGTATAGCAACAGTATTTTTAAGTGGTGCGTGTAGTGGATGTGCAATGTCCACACAAACATTAAAGATGGGGATAGAAAATATGTTAAAGTATTATATACCTGAAGTATTAGCAGTTGAGGGCATTGAAGACCCTAATTCTACAGTGAGTCCATATTACCAATGACATTAAAAGCCTTGACATATTTAAAATTATCTGCTATAATTTGCAGGATAGGTAATTATTTTTGGCATCTACATGTCAAAGAAGTACGTAAGAACCAAACAAGAAGATTAATATAATGAATTTAGTTACACTACAAAATGAAATAGCCGAAGATGAAGGAATAAAATACGAATTATATTTATGTTCAGAATCGCATTTGACCGGGGGAATAGGGCATTTGATTACTGAATGGGATACTGAATATTACGATAAGCCTGTAGGAACAAAAGTACCTAACGAACAAGTTAATGAATGGTTTGAGAATGATATACAAGTATCTATAAAAGACTGTAAATCTTTGTTTAGTAACTTTGATAACTTACCTGAAGATATACAACATGTATTAATAAATATGTCATTCCAATTAGGGAAGCCTCGTTTATCCAAATTTAAAAAGATGATCGCTGCCGTAGAGAATGAAGACTATCCTGAAATGGCAGAGCAGATGGAGGACTCACGTTGGTACAAACAAACAACCAACAGAGCACAGCGTTTAATAGACAGAGTTATAACACAAGGAATACCACATTGAGTAGAGAATTAACTGAAAGACAAAAAAAGTTTCTAGAAGTTTTGTTTGAAGAAGCAGGTGGCGATGTTGTACAAGCAAAACTATTAGCAGGATATTCTGAGCACTCTGCAACTTCCTCTATTGTTGCATCAATGAAAGATGAAATCATGGAAGCTACTCAAATGTATATGAGTAGGAATGCTCCGAAGGCAGCAGTGGCTATGGTGAGTGGAGTTGATGAACCTACACAACTCGGTATAAGAGATAGATTATCTGCTGCTAAAGAATTGTTAGACAGGGTAGGTTTAACTAAAACTGAAAAGGTTCAAGTGGAAGCATCAGGTGGAGTGATGTTGCTACCACCAAAACAGAGTGATGGATAGAAGTTTAGGTAAGTGGAAGTTACCACAACCCACAGATTTAAAAGATGAAGAACAAAAAGATTGGATACAGATACCACGTATAGCAAGAACTATACCTTTTGGTTACACAATTAATGAAGAGGATAATGAGTTACTTGATCCTGTGCCTTATGAACTAGAAGCTATAGACTTAGCTAGAAAATATGTAAAACAATATTCATATCGTGAGGTGGCTAATTGGCTAACAACAAAAACAGGCAGAGAGATATCTCACGTGGGATTAAGAAAAAGATTAATGCATGAGCAACAACGTAAGAACCAAGCTAGAACTCTTAGAAAATGGTCCGAGTATGCCAAGAAAGCAATCCAAAAAGCGAAAGCGATTGAAGAAGGCAGAACAGGAGCAAAAGCCTAAAATAAAAATTGCAGATGACATAGAAGATGTTCCTATAGCAGAACAAAATGTTATCTTTAAACCAAATGAAGGACCTCAAACAGAGTTTCTTGCAGCTTCTGAAAGAGAAGTGTTATATGGTGGCAGTGCAGGTGGTGGCAAAAGTTATGCCATGTTAGCAGACCCACTACGTTATATGGGTCATCCATCATTCAGTGGTTTGTTACTGCGACATACAACAGAAGAATTAAGAGAACTTATATTTAAGTCAAAAGAATTATATCCTCAAATATGGAAGGGGATCAAGTGGTCGGAAAGAAAGATGCAATGGGAAGCACCATCAGGTGCAAGACTATGGATGTCTTATCTAGACAGAGATGATGACGTTCTAAGATATCAAGGTTTAGCCTTTAGTTGGATAGGCTTTGATGAGCTAACACAATGGGCAACACCCTATTCGTGGAACTACATGAGGTCAAGACTTCGTTCTACTGCTCCTGATTTACCTGTCTATATGAGAGCAACAACGAACCCCGGAGGTCCGGGACATCAGTGGGTCAAGAAAATGTTTATTGACCCTGCACCTTATGGAAAGACTTTTGATGCCACAAATATTGAGACAGGACAGGTTCTGCAGTATCCTAGCAACCACAAAAAAGCAGGTGAAGCACTATTTAGAAGAAGATTCATACCTGCTAGGTTATCTGATAATCCGTATCTCTCAAGTCAAGGTGATTATGAAGCAATGCTTCTATCCTTACCTGAACAACAAAAGAAGCAGTTGCTTGAGGGCGATTGGGATATTAAAGAAGGTGCTGCTTTTACTGAGTTTAATAGAGATATTCATGTTGTTGAACCTTTTTCAATTCCAAGAAATTGGGTTAAGTTTAGGTCTTGTGACTATGGTTATGGTTCTTATAGTGGTGTGTTGTGGTTTGCTGTTTCTCCAGACGAGCAGATTATTGTATATAGAGAGTTGTATGTTTCTAAAGTCCTTGCCACAGATTTGGCAGATATGATACTAGAACTAGAAGCTGAAGATGGAACTATGAAGTATGGAGTTTTAGATAGCTCTCTTTGGCATAAACGTGGTGACACAGGTCCTTCTTTGGCAGAACAAATGATACAAAGAGGATGTCGTTGGAGACCATCAGATAGAAGTAAAGGCAGTCGTGTAGCAGGTAAGAACGAAATACATAGACGATTGCAGATAGATGATTTTACAGAACAACCACGAATGGTGTTTTTTAACACATGTACAAATGCTATATCACAACTACCTGCCATACCTTTAGATAAAAGAAACCCTGAAGATGTGGACACTAAGGCAGAAGATCATATTTACGATGCGTTAAGATATGGTATTATGTCAAGACCTAGATTTAGTATATTTGACTATGACCCTGTAGGTAGACCATCGCAAGGTATGCCTGTAGCAGACTCAACTTTTGGATATTAAAATGGCAGAAGAAAATAATGAAATAATGATTGAAGATGATGCAATAGCATTAGAAGATACAGATGATCCTGTAATCGCTGATGCAGGTGTAAATGGCATCATACCTTTTGTTCAAGAACGATATGACAGAGCAGAAGATTACAGAAGAAATGATGAAGAACGATGGTTACGTTCATATACAAATTACAGGGGGATATACGGAAGTGATGTTCAATTTACTGAAGCAGAAAAGTCTAGAGTATTTATCAAAGTTACCAAAACCAAAACTCTCGCAGCTTACGGACAAATTGTTGACGTATTATTTGCAGGTAACAAATTTCCTATTAGCGTTGAGCCAACGATTCTACCCGAAGGTGTACTTAAAGATGTTAGCTTTGATCCGAAAGAGCCTGAAGAGTTGCGTGGCAGGGGTCAAGAAACTTCTCCGTATGGCTTTGAAGGTGATGGACAAGATTTTCCAAAAGGTGCTACCGAAAAAAGTTTACTTGAAGGTCTTGGACCTCTTCAAGAAAAACTAGAAGGTATTGAAGGATTAAAAGGTGAAACAGGTAAAACTCCCACATCAATAACATTTAGTCCATCTATGGTGGCTGCGAAAAATATGGAGCAAAAGATAATGGATCAGCTTCAAGAGTCAGGTGCTACTAAGCAATTAAGAAGCACTGCTTTTGAAATGTCCTTGTTTGGTACAGGGGTTATGAAGGGTCCTTTTGCTATAGATAAAGAATATCCTAATTGGGATGATGAGGGTGAATACAATCCTAAATTTAAAACAGTTCCTTCCACATCACATGTATCTGTTTGGAACTTTTATCCTGATCCTGATGCTAATAACATGGATGAAGCACAGTATGTTATTGAGAGACACAAGATGTCTAGATCACAACTGCGTTCACTAAAAAAGAGACCTTACTTTAGATCAAGCGTTATAGATCAAGTAGTTGAGTCAGGAGAATCTTATGTTAAAAAGTATTGGGAAGATGACTTGTCTGACTACGCACCTGAACATGGTGTATATCGCTTTGAGGTATTAGAATATTGGGGTATGTGTGACACACAACTTCTAGTAGATAATGAAGTAGAGATACCTGATGAGTTAAAAGACTTTGATGAGTTACAAGCTAATATATGGATTTGCGATGGTAAATTAATAAGAATGGTTCTTAATCCTTTCAAACCTGCAAAGATACCATATATGGCAGTTCCTTATGAGCTAAATCCGTACTCTTTCTTTGGTGTAGGTATAGCAGAAAATATGGATGACACACAAACTTTAATGAATGGTTTTATGAGAATGGCAGTAGATAATGCAGTATTATCAGGAAACCTGCTCATAGAAGTAGATGAAACTAATTTAGTTCCGGGACAAGACTTATCTGTGTATCCGGGTAAAGTGTTTAGAAGACAGGGTGGTGCTCCGGGACAGGCTATATTTGGCACTAAGTTCCCAAACGTATCAAATGAAAACATACAGTTATTTGATAAAGCTAGACAATTAGCAGATGAAAGTACAGGATTACCATCATTTGCTCATGGTCAAACAGGAGTGACAGGGGTGGGTAGAACTGCTTCAGGTATATCAATGCTTATGAATGCAGCTTCAGGAAGCATTAAGACTGTTATAAAAAATGTAGATGACTATTTACTGCGACCATTAGCAGAGGGTTTCTTTAGATTTAATATGCAGTTTGACTTTAGTCCTGAAATAAAAGGGGACTTAGAAGTTAAAGCTAGAGGCACAGAAAGTCTAATGGCAAACGAAGTTAGGTCACAGAGATTGATGCAATTCTTGCAAGTATCATCTAATCCTGCATTAGCACCTTTTGCAAAGTTTCAGTATATCATACGTGAGATAGCAAAATCTATGGACTTAGACCCTGATAAAGTTACCAACAATATGGATGAGGCAGCAATTCAGGCAGAGCTTATGAAAGAATTTCAAGCTCCTGCACCTGAAGGACAACCTCAACAACCACCTGCAGGAGCAGACCCAAGTGATCCTACAGGAGCAGGTGGAGCAACTATAGGAACAGGTCAAGCACCTATTCCGGGTGAACAAGGATTTACAGGAGTACCTCAAGATAGTGGACAAGCAAATACTCAACAAGCTCAAGCCGATGGTGGGCAACAACCACCAATGGGAGGCATTCAGTAATTATGTTGATGCTCTAGTTGGGCAACATCATAAAATATTAGAACAAGCAGATAATGATATTATCATGTATCGTTCTCAAGGTGCAGTAGCATCTTTGAAGAAACTTAAATTACTTAGGGATGAAGTTTTAAAGAATGTCAGTTGAAACTAGAAGAAAAGAAAGAGAGCCTAAAACGGAGACTGAAAAGGCTCTGATGGCTCAAAAGACAAAAGAAGGTTTACAGGGTTTAGCAATAGGTCCTGTAACAGGTCTTCTTGGTCTACCTTCTGATATAATAGATTTAGCAGACATGGCAAACGATGCTATAGCTAAATATGGTGCAGATACAACTATCGCACAATTCTCAAAGTTAATAAAGCCACAGTTAGATGCAGTGCAAGAAAAGTATGGTAGAGATGCTTTTGATAAAGGATTCACAGAATTAACAGGTATAAAATCTGATCCAACTAGACCTGCACAGTTTTTAGGTGAATTAGTATCTTTAGGGGGTGTAGCTAAAACAGGTGTAAAAGGTGCTAAACTAGTTGGTGAAACTATATCCGATACCTACAAAGGTGCTAAAAAGTTATTTGAAGATTCTACTCTGCCACCACCTGATAATTTAGCAGCACAAACTGTAGGTGCAACCAAACCTGTAGATCAACTTGAGCAAACAAAAAAACTGTTAGATAAAGAAAAAGCAATAACTACAGAAGCACCTAATATTATACCACCTGACGAATTTATAAATGCTCCTAAAACAACTAGAATGAGCATGGCAGGAAATAGAACTCCTACAGGTAAGCAACAGATTACAAAGTATAGGGAGTTAGATAAAACAAAAAAATATAATCCTGATGAACTATTTGAAATGACAGGTGTGTATAAAGGATCAGATGGTGAGTTTAGATGGGAAATAGATACTACAGATGCAGAGTTAAAAGGTCTTAATATAATAAAAAATGCAAAAGATGGAGATGCTGTAGCTCTTTCTAGTATATTAAAGTTTGACAGATTATATCAAGAATATTTTGAGCCTTTAAAAGTTAGAAAATTATTATCTAGATATAACTATAAACCTATGAAAAATGTATCTGTTGTACTACGAAAAGGGACAGATGAAGATGGAAGGGCATTAGCTGCTTACACTCCATCTAGTGATGTGATAACTTTATACACAGACAGAATATATAATGCTACACTTGATGCTGCAAATAAGGCTCAAGATTTTAAAAATATAGATAAACTATACGAGTATCAACTAGAAAGCACGTTACTTCACGAAATACAACATGCTATTCAAGGAAGAGAAGGATTTACAAGAGGTAGTGCTACACAAAATTTTATACGTTCTGGTTATGAACAAGATATAAAAACTAATAATGAATTATTGGATCAGTCTTACTTTCGGTTTTTTAATGAATTTGAATCTGAAAATGCATTAACAGGTTTATCAGGTAGAGATAGATTAGATAAAGTATCTAACTATGTTAAACTAGCATTTGAAGAAAATCCTAACCTTAGTGATGGTGCTATAAATTCTATAATTAAAGCAGAGATTAGAAACTTAGATAGAGCAGGTGTAGGTTTATCAAGCGTAAAAAAAGAGCAAGTTCTTAGGTCTTACTTTTCAAATATTCAACGTCATTATAAAAACAAAAAAATATTAGATGATGAATATGACACTGCTTATAAAAGCTACAGAGATGTATATGGCGAAAAAGAGGCGAATCTTGTACAAAAAAGATTTGAGGAAAGGCGTAATTTAAGAGCATTAATGTCTATGGATACAGGACAAGCAACAAAGTCTGACATAGAAAAAGTGCAAAAAGAAATGCGTCAAAAATCACCCCCGTCTGACATGATGGGATTGACTCGTTCAGAACGAGAAAGACAAGATGTTTTAGCAAGAACTGACCCCATAACAGGTAAGGTTAAGCGTAAAGTATCTATAAAAAATTTAGCAAAAGGTGGAGACATGAAAAAACAAATGGACTTATTTCAAGAAGGTGGACTCAAAGATGAAGGTGGTACAGTAGACCCTGTATCAGGAAACGATGTTCCACCGGGTTCTACACAAGAAGAAGTGAGAGATGACATACCTGCACAGTTAAGTGAAGGAGAGTTCGTGTTTCCTGCAGACGTAGTGAGATTCATAGGTCTTGAAAAGTTGATGACGTTAAGACAGGAAGCTAAAGCAGGACTCAAGCGTATGGAAGAGATGGGTCAGATGGGTAACAGTGATGAAGCCACCTTACCTGATGACATGCCTTTTACTATAGATGACCTTGACATGGAAGACGAACAGGAGTATAATCAAGGTGGAGTTGTACGGGCACAAGCAGGAACATTTGTAGCTCCGGGAGCAGGTATAACGACAACACCTTCTCAGTTTACAGGACAAGCATTACCATCTGCAACGAATATACCTAATTATGTAGCACCTAACATACCACCCCCTGCACCTGCACCTCTAGGTGGGTTCAGACCTTTAACAACATCTGCACAAACAGGGCAACAGAATATGGGAACAACACCTACCTTTCAGACATTGATAGGCAGAAGACCCGGACAGTATGACGAAT